TTGACTATACCCGGAGGCAGCTTCTTCCCGGAGTTTCAGCGGCACATTCACATACAGCCGCCACAAGAGGATACAGAGGGATACCGGCGCTATGTGTGCATCGACTACGGCCTAGATATGCTGTCTGTGCATTGGGTGTGGGTGGACACGGAGTATAATGCGAGGGTGTACCGTGAGTACGATGCGCCAGACATGACAATATCGGACGCATGTCAAAAGATACTGGAATTGACAGGCAGCGAAAAAATCGACCTGTTCTTGGCCCCGCCCGACCTGTGGAATAGGGACCAGGTGACCGGCAAAAGCCGGGCGACGATATTCGCCGAAAATGGCGTTGTATTGACCAAAACAAGCAACGACCTGGAATCCGGCTGTGCGGCGATGAAAGAGTGGCTAAAACCTGTTGGCGATACGGCGGCGTTGACCATTGACGAGGGCGCAGCCCCGAATCTGGTACGATGCCTGACCAAGATACAAAAGGACAAAAACCGCCCGAACGTATACGCCAAGGAACCGCATAACTTAACCCACGATGTGGACAGTCTGCGGTGTTTTTGTGTGTACTGGACTGCTCCGGCCGCCAAACCTAAAGACCCACCGCCCAAAATGCCGTTTAACGTATCCCGAAAAACGCCTGCAGACGCTCTGGGGAAAGGAAGTGTATATCATGTTATCTAATCTAATCATAGCTGTTTTAGCGATTCTTTGCCCTTTACTTGTGCTTACTGCCTACAGGTTAGGCATACGAGATGGTCAGTGTGTATCCCGTGGTACAGTGGTATCCCCTATTATTACTCCAACCAAGCATAGGGATACCATCGAGGACAGACGATTAGCTACACTCTTAGAAAACATCAACAACTACGACGGCACTGGAAGGGGGCAGAAGGACATTAAATGAATGCAACTGAAATATACGACCTGTACCAAAAAGGCGTAGACCACCATCAACGGCTCAACATGTACCGGGAGTGCGAGAAATTCCACAATTTCTACTCCGGCAACCAATGGGAAGGGCTAAAAAGCGGCGATGAAGAGCTTCCGATGATCAACATCATTAAACCAATCGGCAAGTACAAAATCGCCATGATAGCCCAGAATCAAATGTCCATCGTCTACAATTCCCTGAACAGCAAGGACCCTAAACTTGCGGAAATCTGCAAGAAACTTTCCAGGTTTGCAATGGCACAGTGGGAAAAGTCCAAGATGGACATGCTGTCCTGGAGGGTAATCAAAAACGCCTACATCACCGGCGACCATTACCTTTATGGATTCGACGAAAGAACTCCTTCCCAGGATTCTGTTGTGCAAGACTTGAGGCCAAGAATCAAGATGAGGTTGGTCAATAAGACCAATATTTATTTCGCCGACGAACAGAACCCCAACATCGACGAGCAGGAGTACATTATCATCTCTGAAAGAATCCCGGTCAAAAAGGTTATCGAGATTGCCAAAAAAAACAATATCCCCAAAGAACAGATAGATTTGATAACCTCAGACGAAGAAACCGAAACCCAAATTGGGGAATCCAAAGATAAAGAAGTGCAGTCCAAATTAGGGAAATGCACTTCTTTGTTGTTTATGCGGAAAACAGAAGCAGGAATCGAGTTTTGCCGGGCGACCAAGTATGTGATTTACGTACCGAAACAGCTTATTCCCGGGCTGGATGTATACCCTGTTGTTGGGATGAGATGGGAGGAAAAAATCGGTTCCGCACGGGGAGAAAGCGGCGTTAAGCAATTGATTCCCAATCAGCTGGAGATTAACCGCACTGCTGCTCGAAGGGCTATTGTAGCCAAGCGATTCGCCTTCCCTGCGTTGGTTTACGATGAACAAAAGGTAACCGACCCTGACGCTTTAAACACCGCAGGAGCCGTTGTAGCGGTCAAGGGAGCGGTTCAAAACCTTGATACGGCAGTTAAATATTTAAATCCCGCCAGCATGTCAACCGATGCTGAGAAACTTCAAGCTGAACTGATTCAGCTAACCAGAGAATTGGAAGGCGCCGGGGACGCTGCGACCGGACAGGTAGACCCGACAAAAGCCAGTGGAGAAAGCATTAAAGCGGCCAGAGACGCTGCCGCCGTACCTCTGAATGAGTATATTGCGGCTTACAAGCAATTTGTGGAAGATGTTGCTTTGATGTGGTACAAGATGTGGGTTGCCTACTCTCCCAACGGTCTTGAAATAACTTATACCGACAACGGGCAGCAAATCACCGAAGTGATTCAGGCTGAAGTCTTGAAGGGCTTGGACATTGACATCAAGATTGACGTCTCCCCTAGTGACCCGTATTCCAAACTGTCCAGAGATATCTCTCTTGACAGGTTGTTTATCAGAGGTTCCATTACTTTTGAGGAATATGTGGAAGCTCTTTCGGAGGATTCCAGCGTTCCTAAAGCGACTTTGGAAGCTATCTTGAAAGAGAGACAATCCAACGTTCCTCCTGTGGTAATTGAAGCTCTGAAAGCAAATCCCGTCCTCCTGCAATTTGTTATCAGCCAAATTCAGCAGCAAGGGGGTGATGCCGGTGAAATGCCCAAACTGCCAAACCGAGACGTTTTTGGACCACGTTAATAAAGAGGATGGCGTAACAAGGTATTTTTACTGTTGTGTCAATCCTCAATGCGAGCGGTTCAGAAAAACCTTTACCCCCAGTGGAGAAGATGGGGAAACGTGGATCAAGAAAGGATGTGGTCCTACTGAGGGTTGATGTTCTAGGAACCCAATATACCGTACAGTTTTCAACGCAGTCTGAAAATCCATTACTGGAGGAATGTGACGGATACTGTGACCCATCCGTTCATCTGTGTGTGGTCAGAAAATTTGGCGAGCCGAAAGGTTTTGACCAACAAGACCTTGATAGCGTAACCAGGAAAAACATACGTCACGAATTGATTCACGCTTTTCTATCCGAAAGCGGACTGTGGGCAAATTGTGACTGGGCAAAAGAGGAAATGGTTGACTGGCTTGCCATTCAATTTCCCAAACTGTTAAAGGCATTCACAGAATGTAAATGTGCTGAATAGCCTTGCCGCTGAATGGCGGCTTTTAATTCGCATGCCGAGAGCGCAAACATGGCAAACGAAAGGAATGAGTTATGAGCGAAACCCTTCTCAGACTTCCTTTGCAGTTTTTCGCCGAGGATGCCGAACCAAACGCAGTAAACGATGCGCAGGGCCAAGTCGTGGATGGCCAAGAACCCGCTGCTGAGGAAGGCGTAACACCGGAACAAGAGGCTCCGGAACAGGCCCCCGCCAAGCCTGTGCAGTCAGCGGAAGTGAATGCGGTTTTTGCCAAAATCCGCCGAGAAGCGGAAGCAAAAGCCAAAGAGTTAGCTCAAAAAATGATTGACGAGGAGTACAAACAGCTTTATGCGGGGCAGGTGAACCCTTACACCGGAAAGCCCATCGAGAGTAAAGCAGACTATCTGGAATACCAACGTCAGCATGCTCTTCACCAGATGGCGGAGCAATCCGGCGTATCGGTACAGGAACAGGAAGCCATGCTCCAACAGATGCTGCGAGGACTCCCGGACTACCAACAAGCCATTGAGGAAGCCCAAAAAGCCAAGGCTCTGGCGGACAAGCTACTGTCTGAGACCATCCAAAAGAAGATGGAGGAAGATTTTGCGGCTATCAAGAAATACAACCCCAAAGAAACCGCCAAGAGTCTTGATGATTTAGGGCCTACCTATGCCAAATGTATCAGTTTGGGCATGGATGCTTTAACGGCTTATGACGTCGTTTTGAAAGAACGTCAACGCTCTGCGCCGCCTCCTCCTTCAATGGGAGACATCAACAACAACAGCTCCGACGATTCCGATTACTACACTCTGGAGCAGTTGAAACAATTGTCGCCAGAAGAAGTGCGGAAGAACTGGGATAAGGTGCAGAGGTCCAGAAAACGCATTTTTAAGTAAGGAGTGACAAAGCATGTCTTATCAAAACTTCATCCCTACCATTTGGGCAGAGGAAATCAATAGAGAGCTCGAAAGGCTGTGTGTCTTTGCGGAAGATTGCAACCGCCAGTATGAAGGCCTTGTAAAGAACAGGGGAGATTCGGTTCGTATTCTCGGTGTTGGAAAACCTACCATCTACACCACCACCGATAAGGACATTACCCTTTCGGCACCGGAAACTGTAGAGGATACCTCCATCACCATGCCGATTAACCAAATCGCCTACTTCAACTACAAGGTGGACGACATTGACAAGCGGCAGGCGGTGGGCGGAATCATGGAAGCCTTGTCGAAAGAGACTTCCGAAGGCCTTGCAAACACGATGGACGCTTTCATCGCGAATATGGCTACATATCCCGAAGCCATTAAGGACGTCGCCTCCGCTTACACGGTGAATGAATCTAACATTCTCTCTAAGATTGACGCCGCCATTCAGAAACTGTACGAGAATGACGTTACCCCCAGCACTGAGATTGTGTTGACCTGTTCTCCCCGGTTCTACTTCCTTCTGAAACGTGCCTATGTGAACATTGACACTGACAACAGCAAGATGCTCCAGAACGGCCGTGTGGGACGGTATGGTAACGTCGTTATCAAGATGTCCAACAACGTGGCGACCGCCAGCGGTGGTACGGTAGACCTCATCATGGTCCGCACCAAGCGGGCAATCGCTTTTGTAAATCCCATGACTCACACCGAAGCATACCGGCCGGAATCCAGCTTCAGTGATGCGGTCAAGGGATTTGTGCTGTACGATGGCAAGATTGTACGGCCCAAAGAAATGATTGTCATGAACGT